TGGTGGAAAAGTCATGATCGGTGAGACAAGCAAAAGCCCATGGGCCATGGAGGATGAAACTAAAGTTCTGACTGACAGAGATTTGGAATATGCAAATCCGGACGCAACAGCACAATGGTTTGAAACTGCCAAAAAAAATCATATGGATGATTGGGTGAAATGTGTTGAAGATAGTCTGAAAGGAAATTGATCATGGAAAAAGAACAGCTCAAAAATGATATTGAAGGTCAGAAAGCAATAACGAATGCATTAATGGATCTTTTAAATGCATATCCGGTACTGAAAAGCACACAGAGCATAGACTTTTCTTTCCTGGAAGAATCAAAAGGAATTGCCTTTTATGCTTTAGGCGGTGCGGTTATTGTCTCGGACAAAGAAAGTGTGACCGGTAATGTGGAATTGAAATGTCAGTATCCATTTACTGTCGTGTTCCGTGATAAGCCGGTGAGAGAGAACAGAAGAATTGAGATTTGCACTTTTCTTGATAATCTTGGCAGGTGGTTAGAAATGCAGCCAATACCAACAGAGGACGGAATGCAGCAGTTGACAGAATACCCGGAGCTGACCGAAGGAAGAAAGATAACACAGATTCAGCGGACGACACCGGCACACTTGGACGGAAGGACAGTGGCAGGAGTTGAGAACTGGATCATAGGATTAAATTTACTGTATGAACAGGAATATGAAAAGGAGTGGATTTTATGAAATTAGCAAGAAAATGTTTTGCACAGTACTTAGACAGTACATTTGATGTAACAAAAAGCTCACCGGCATGGTTCCTGGTGGGTAAGAATGTAGATGAAATGTCTACAGAACTTAACCCGGATGTGACCGTAGGACAGGATGTAACAGGAGAAAACTATACAGAGGACAATGGATATACACCGTCCGTGGAAGTAGATCCTTATTATGCAAATCCTTCCGATGGAGCTTTTTACGAGAAGCTTGTGGATATCGCAATGAACCGTAAGGTTGATGATAACTGCAGAACATTCATTCTGGAGGTGCTTGTAGAGGATACAGAAGCCGAGACACATAAAGCATGGATGGAAGAGGTTATTGTGAAACCAAAATCAATTGGTGGAAAGGCAAATGTAAGTATTCCATATACCGTAAATTACGCAGGAAACCGTGTTGAGGGTACCGTGACAATCAAAAATAAAGTACCAACTTTCACGGCGAAAACAGCATTAACAGCATAAGGTATTAGGCAGACGCTTAATATATAACACGTGTGGGTGGCAGTGCCTATGCTGCCACCTAAATTCATAGGAGGACGAGACAATGAGTAATAAGAACAGAAAAGTAAGAAATTTCAATGGAAACAATAACAGCATGGAACTTACGGTAGATACCGGTGTGCGCACTTATATTATTAAAAGCACACAGGGACGGCAGATCGGTGAATTAGTATTTAATCCGACAGATACAGATATTATTAGCAGATATGAAACGGTGATCGACCGGATCGGCGAAATTGAGACGGTGATCAGGGATAATCCGGGTGCGCAGGGAGTAATGCTGGTATCGGATAAAATAAAGCAGGAAATTGACTACATTATCAATGGTGATTCTACAGCAGCATTTTTCAATGAACAGAGTCCATTGACTACAATTAATGGGAAATTCTACTTTGAAAATGTTTTAGAGACAATTGCGAAGGTTATTACCAGGGAATTTAACATAGAAGTGAATAAGACAAAGAAACGTATGCAGAGATACACCGGTTCCTATATGCCGGGAAAAATTTGAGTATAGGAACCCTGCCACAGACTTTAAAGGTTGGCGGCAGGGATTGGAGGATACGCACGGATTTCAGGGACATATTAAAGATTTTTGAGGCAATGAATGACAGAGAATTAGAGCATGAAGAGAAAATATATACCATGCTCTATATTCTTTATCCAGACCTTGAAAAGATGCCTGTAAGGCTTTATCAGGAGGCAGCAGAACAGGCAAACTGGTTCATAGATGCAGGAACACAGGATGATGAAGGTGAAAATGTCCGGAAAATGGACTGGACACAGGATGAACCGATTATTTTCCCGGCAGTCAATGCAGTTGCAGGAAGAGAGACCAGAGCAGAGAAGTATATGCACTGGTGGACCTTCCTTGGATATTTTATGGAGATCCGGGAAGGAGTTTTTGCAACAGTTGTCCGTATCCGAACGAAAAAGCTGGAGGGAAAAACTCTTGATAAATGGGAAAAGGAGTTTTACCGGAAGAATAAAAAAATCTGTGACCTGATCGTTGAAAAGACGGAGCAGGAGAAACAGGAAGAGCAGGAAATTAACAATTTATTAGGATAGGTCAGAGAGCCTTTGAGCCGCCTATGATAAGGTGGTGAAAAGGTGTCAAAGAAACAGGGAGAAGTAATTGTCGAAACCGGTATGGACAATTCAAAGTTCGTAAAAGGTGTAAACGAATTAAAGAACCTCGTTGAGCGACTGACCAATTCGTTAGGTAAATCAAGTAATAAAATAAAACAGTCTTTTTCACAGGGATTCTCCAGCGATGGGTTGGAGAAAGTTTGGGGAGAATTTGACAATCTTTCGCAAAAGGTAAATGAGTATAAAGAACGTTTAAAAATTCTGAAGGATGAAAAAGGTCTTGGATTTGGTGATTCAGAATATAATCACACATATCAACAGTTGGTTCTTGCACAACAGGAATTAATAAATTATAAGAGAAACCTTGAAAGAACAGCAGCAGAGGAACGTACACAGATTGGTATATTACCGTCATTAGCAAATGGTTTTCGGATGCTGGGAGATTCTGCGGCAGCAGTACCCGGAAGACTTTTAAATATTGCAAAGAGTGCGCCGTCTGCAATGCTTCGGGGCGTAGCAAAGGCGGGAACGAGTGCAGCGAAGGCGGTTGGACAACTTGCGCTGAGAATGACAGGACTGCCTGGGTTATTTAAGAATCTGAAAAACCGATCAAGCGGGCTTGGCAGCAGTATTTTTAAACTTGGGAATATGTTTAAACTTCTTGTTGCCAGAATGGGGATGCAGGCTGTAATCAATGGGGTGAAGCAGGGATTTCAGAACCTTGCACAATATTCTTCCAGTGCGAATGCTGACATATCTGCACTGATGTCTGCATTAACGCAGCTTAAAAATAGTCTTGCATCCGCATTTGCTCCATTGTTGTCGGTGGTAAGCCCGATATTGACAAGTTTTATCAACCAATTATCGGCTGCAATTTCCAAAGTTGGACAGTTTATAGCAGCGATTACCGGAAAGAGTACATTTACACAGGCAACAGCCGTTCAGCAGAACTATGCAAAGTCATTAAACAATACAGCGAACGCGGCAAAAAAGGCGGCAAATTCGCTGTATTCGTTCGATGAACTAAATGTAATTGATAATAAAGATTCAGATTCTGGAAGCGGCTCTGGTGGAACTGTATCACCATCAGAAATGTTTGAGGAAGTTCCGATTGAGAGTGATGTGCAGTCTTTTGCGGACAGGTTAAAAGCAGCATTTGAGGCTGGAGATTTCTATGGTTTAGGTGCGATAATCGGGCAGAAACTGAATGAAGCACTGGAAAGTATTGAATGGACCGGCATTCAGGAAAAAGCCAGAAATATTGCAAATAATATTGCAACCTTTATAAACGGATTTTTAGAGACAGTAGACTGGAATCTCGTTGGTTCTACGATAGCCAATGGACTTAATACGATCGTTTACTTTCTGGAAGAATTTGTTACTACGCTTCATTGGGAATCAGTAGGAACGGCGATTTATCAGACCTTAAATGGTTTTATTGCGACAGTGGACTGGGGTGCTATTGGGAATACAATTGGCACAGGCCTTAAGGGAATTCTTACGATCATCTACACAACGTTGGAGGGACTTGATTGGAAATCGTTGGCGGATGGTGTGTATACATTTCTTACCAATGTTGACTGGAGTGGTATTTCATCTGCACTTTTCGAATCAATAGGTTCATTGATAGGTGGTATTATTGCATTTCTGATTGAACTTATCGCTGATTTCGGAACAGATTTATACGAAGCATATTTTGCAAATGGAGAAGATGGCATCCAGGGATTTTTAGATGGAATGTGGGCGTTGCTGCAGGATATCGGCACATGGATATATGACCATATGATAAATCCACTTATTACAGGAGTTAAGAATGCTCTTGGTATCCATTCGCCGTCGACAGTATTCCGGGATATAGGTATTTATCTGATGCAGGGATTCCAAAATGGAATTAAATCACTTGTTACACCGGTTTTAAATACATTCTCGAATTTGAAAACCAAAATTCTGGATATATTCAATAAATTGAAAACAAGTGTATTCGGTGTGATTAATGGTCTGCTTTCAGGAATAGAAACCATGTGCAATGGTGTTGTATCTGGCGTTAATAAATGCATAGAGGCATTGAATGGATTGAGTTTTACGATACCAGACTGGGTGCCGGTATTCGGTGGAAAATCATGGAGTATGAGTATCCCAACGCTGAGAGAGGTTAAGCTGCCTCGACTTGCAACCGGAACTGTTGTACCAAAGCAGGCAGGTGAATTTGCCGCGATTCTTGGGGATAACAATCGGGAGACGGAAGTTGTTTCACCATTATCAACAATTCGTCAGGCACTCAGGGAGGAACTTGATTCTTCAGAAAGAGATGTGAATGTATATATTGTTGCTGAAGGAGATGAAGCAGGATTTATGAGATATATTAAATATTCATATGATAAAGAATCACAGCGTGTAGGTACAGATTTTACAAAGGTGGAGCCAGCATGATAAAGATAGATGGAAAACAGTATGATGTACCAATAACGGAATTGGGACTGGATGTAGAATTTCAGTATAAGTTTGCAGAGAGAAATGAAAAATATGAATTGAATTATGAACTTGGCGCAGTGTTTTACAACCAGTCTATAACATTTGCCACTACGGATACAACGAATAAAGACTTTGTTGCACTGGTGCAACTTTTAAGCACGAAGAGCAGTATCGATGATGGTACCGGTCATGAAGTAGAAATAAGGACACCTATGGGAAAAATGGTATTTCTCATGTACCCGAATAAACTTTCAATGAAAATGAAGAATACAATTAATAAAGACACAAATGAAGAATATACGAAGTGGGGCGGGTTCACAGTGAAGTTTATAGCGATTAAACCAGCAGAAAGATGGTAAGTATGAAGAAAATGCAAAGAACAAGCTGTAGCGCGCATATGAAATTTATCGATGTGACAGCATTATCAGATGCAAGCGTGGCTACAGATGATAACCAGTCCATTGGAAATCTTAAATTCTTAGAAGTTGAGACAGATCAGGCGGATTATGGGACATTTGAATTAAACCAATTTGTATTGGATGGAAATAAGAATGTTATGCCGGATTTACCGGGCGACATTGTATTTTGGAGTGTTGAACAGTCGGGAGAAGACTGTTTATTTCAGAAAAATCCTAGACTTACGATTACTTTTAGTGCACAGCATTCATCGGCCGGAATTACGTTGTATTTTGTAGATGAATATCCTGCGGAGTTGACAATTACCTGGTATACATTATCTGGAAGTAAGTTGGATCAAAAAACATTTTATCCCGATAATTTGGTATATGCATGTGTTCATCAAGTCGCAAATTATGGAAAAGTTGTAATTGAATTTGTCAGGACAAGGTTGCCAAAGAGATATATAAAACTACGATATATTTTATATGGACGCTACATTGAATGGACTGGCGATGTGATCAAGACTGCCAAGATACATGAGGAGATCAACGAGATCAGTACTACATTATCCATTAACACAGCAAGCATATCAATATTGGATGCTAAAAACGATTTTGATATCAGTAATGAAAATGGATCTTGGAGGTCTGTACAGAAAACACAGGAAGTAACCTTTACGGAGAACAAAGATGGTGTAGATATTCCGGTAGGAACTTTTTTCATTGATACATCGGATTTTAAAAATAATACAGCAAGTTTCAAATTGAACGACAGAATTGGTCTGATGGATAATTATACTTTTTATAATGGGAAAATGTACACGAATGTACTGGCAGGAAAATTATTAGAAGAAATATTTGCGTGTGCAGCAGTAACAAAATTCATCATCGATGAAGAGGTATACAATACAAAATTAAATGGTTATTTGGCTGTACAGTCATGCAGAGCAGCCCTTCAGATGATATGTTTCGCGTGTGCGGCAGTTGCGGATGACAGCAGGAGTGATGTTATTCGGGTTTTTAAACCAGATCACTATGTCAGTTCAACAATTGATACAGAAAGAAAATTCAATAATAAATCAAATGTAAAATTGGATGAGTATGTATCAGGGGTTTCTATTGAATGTGGAAAATATAATGTAGAAACCGAAGATTCAGACATTTTTAAGGACAATCTTCCAAAGGGAAAATCAAAAATAACATTTTCAGAACCATGTGATCCAGAATCATTGAAATTATCAAACGGAGTTTTTATAGAAAAGCATACAAATTATGTAATTGTTCAAATGGAGACAACCGGTGCATGCGTGATCACAGGAAAAGGATATAAAAAAACTACATTTTCATATACAAAAAATGTGGATCATATTGAGGCAGGCGAATCCGAAAATATCAAGAAAATAGGGACAATCACATTGTACAATAGGGAATACTTAGATACTGTTGCTGAGAAGTTACTATCATATTATGCATTAAGAAAAATTCTCAGCATGAAATATATTTTGAATACAGAGAGCGTGAGTAATTGGGTAAATGTGGTAGACAAGAATAGTAATATTGCAACTACGCTGATTGAGCAGCAGGATATAGACCTGACAGGAGGATTTATTGCAACGGCAACGTGCAGGGGATATTCAGTAGTTGTTACGGAAAATTACTTTGCCGGAACTGAATTATATACGGGAGGAGATGTGATGATCTAATGGAAATGAGACCAATTATATATAGCGCAAAATTATCCAGTCAGAAAGTCACAACGAAAACCAAAGTTACAATAACGGTTGTGGCAGATGATGTAGAGACGTATTACACAGAAACAAAATATACCAGATCCAGCAATCATGAACTTGTAGCTGGACAGGAGATAGGAGTGATTTAATGGCAATTGTAAAAGTAAGGGTACAGGTTGATGGAGTGTGGACGAATCTCACATTGAGCAATGGAAAATGGGTTGGAACGATCACAGCCCCTGCAACCACATCATACAATCTGGCCAACAAGTATTATCCGATTAAAATTGAGATCACCAATGATGCAGGAACTGTAGTGACGAAAGATGCTACAGATGCCACTCTGGGAGAAGCATTGAGACTGATCGTAAAAGAAACGATGAAGCCTGCGATCACGCTGGTATCTCCATCAAAAGGCGCATATGTGACAAATAATAAGCAGCCGATCACCTTTAAGGTCGTGGATGAAGCTGGAGGCTCTGGTGTAAACCTGTCCACCGTCAAAATAAAAGTAGACGGTACTACATACACAACTTCAAGCACAGGAATGGTAAGCAAAGGGATTACAAATGGTTATCAATTTGTGTTTACACCGCAGACAGCTCTTAAGGATGGAAACCACACTATCACGATCAATGCGTCAGATAATGACGGCAATGCGGCAACGACAGTTTCTTCGACATTTACGATTGATACAGTTCCGCCAACACTTACGATTTCATCACCAGCAGCAGGGCTCATCACAAATAAATCTGCGCTTACAGTAACCGGTAAAACGAATGATGCAACTTCAAGTCCGATAACATTGACTATGACATTAAACGGCACGAGCCTAGGATCAGTAGCGGTAGAAACTGATGGAAGCTTTTCAAAAGCGGTTACTCTTGCAGAGGGAACGAACAGTATTGTGGTTACGGCTAAAGACGGAGCCGGACAGACTACCAGCATTACATTGAGTGTAAAGCTTGATACTACGGTTCCTGTGCTAAAAGGCATTACACTTGCACCAAATCCGGTAAGCACAAGTGCAAGTGTAGCAATCACGGTTGAAGTAAGCTGATGGCTTCGGGAACGATCAGCTTCGAACTGTCAACAGACATCACTTACGTTGCCGGAACTGTAAATGGTGTTGAAACAGTTTTCATTCAGGACGAGGCGTATCCGGTCAAGTGGCGTGCAGCGGTAGATGTGGCAGAGGACAGTTTATATCATATATACCTTGAGATGTATGATGAGGCAGGGAATAAGAGTACCTACGAGAATACGATCGAGTATATTCTGCCGTGGTTTATTTATGATCGTACACAAGAGGATGTAGACCGGGTACAGGAACTTCGGAATATAGGATGGGAGAATATGACAGACAGTGAAAAAACGGAATGGCAGCAGGGGATGAAAGGCGCATTCAACTTATCAGATGTCAGGCGTAATGAAAACAACTGCTATGTTATTGCACAATTGCTGAACATTTCTCTGGTCACTTGTAAGGATAATCTCCCAACATATCCGGATAAAACATATTTTGACAGTCTTTTAAAGAACGTCACAGCATTGCGGAATGCCGGTTATCGGTATGTAGAGACACCGGAAGTTCCACAGCAGCCGATTAACACATACCAGAAAATTAATGATATTGAGAAAATATTACATGACATTTATGAAGTTTATAATTCAAACTTTGTCCATTACGTAGGCGAAGAAATCTATGCTGGACAGAGCATTGGATTACTTTTATAAGAAAGAGAGGATTTTATCATGGCATTTAGTTTGAAAACATGGGTGAATCGTATTTCCGAGTACCCAAACAGAAGAAAATTAACACATGAGGACGGCAGCACGGAACTTGTGACCGTAGCGAGAGCAGAGGGACAGATCTCAGCAGAGGGAAATGCATTTTCTGCGGAAGAGATGAATGATCTGGAGAACAGGATTAAGGGTGGATTTGATGAGGTTAACCAGAGTTTAACTAACATAAATAAATCTAAGAAAACATATCTCAAATTAGTCCTGCCAAACGTTGCGGCAGATGCAAAAACCGTCTGCGATTATATAAATAAAAATTATCTACTGGGACAATTATCTCCTGCAAC